GTATGACACATCCTTAAATAACGAAGCGTCAACATTCCAAGAAAGATTAGTTGAAGAAGTTTCAAATTATCTTGATTTGTACTTAGACAAAAACGTTCCAAAAGACCAAATTTCTGAAGCAGTAGAGAACGTCAAAGCTGCAAAGCAAATTAACGAAATCCGTAAGATTGTCGGAATCAATGAAGAATTTATTGATAGCGAAATTAAAGAAGCTCTCTCTGATGGAAAACAAACAATCGACTCTTTAAGAGCTGAATTGAATACCACTTTAAAAGAAAACGCAGACTTAAACTATAAAGTTAAAAAAGCAAATGCTCAAATGCTGTTAGAGCAAAAGACTTCAGACATGCCTTCCTCCAAGAAGTCATTTATTAGTCGCTTGCTTAAGAATAAATCCCCTGAATATATTCAGGAGAACTTTAACTATGTAGTTGAAATGTTTGACAAAGACGCTCAAAATGAATTTGAATTAGTTCAAGAGAGCGTTAAAACCAATTTTGACAGAACAGCCTCGATCATAGTTGATCGTCCTCAAATGATTGAGGAAGAGCTGAATATAAACTTTAACAATGAGATCGAACGCGCCCCTTCAGGCGAAGGAGTAAGCGGCTATCTGAACGAGATGAAAAAGATCAGTGGAAGTAAATTCACCAGATAATTTCACTCACAATAAATAAGGAGACAAAAAAAACTATGGCTAATATCATGCACATCAATAAAGACTCAGCTGAACGTCTTGTTGAAAAGTGGACACCAATTTTGGATTTCACTTCAAACAAAGTTCAAGCAATCGAAAACGAAACGACACGTTTAAATACTGCCATTCTCTTGGAAAACCAAGAAAAATGGTGTATCAATGAAGCTAATACAGCTTCTTCAGGAGGAGTATTCGGTTCCCATCAAGGTACCGCAGGCGCCTTCTCAGGAGACAATTACGCTGCTGGAGACGCTCGTTTGCCAAAAGTTCTCATCCCAATGATTCGTCGTACATTCCCAGAACTCATCACAAATGAGATCGTAGGTGTACAACCAATGACGGGACCAGTTGGACTTGCCTTCGCAATGCGTTACAAATACGAAGATTCCGCTCTCGGTTACTCGCTCAATGGCGACGGACACAACGGAAGTGGATCTATCGCAGCTAACGGTTCCGGCGGCAAAGAAATTGGTTACAACTACCTCAATTCTGCTTTCACAGGCGCATCAAGCGACGCTCTTAGCGGCCGCCCAGGCGTTTGGGATAACTTCGCAGAAGATAACGGCGTTGGACAATTAATCAGCCAATTTGAACTTAGCTCGAAAATCCCACAGATAACAGTTTCGTTCGAGAAAACAGCCGTTGAAGCGTTAACCCGTAGGTTAGCAGCTAAATGGTCTGTTGAGCTAGAGCAAGATCTTAAGAACATGAACGGTATCGACATTGATTCCGAGCTTACTAACACCATGTCATATGAAATCCAGGCTGAGATCGACCGCGAGATGATCGCGCGTATGATCCAAGTCTGCCTCAATGCTGGTCCAAATGTTGGCTATTCTACATGGTCTGCAATCTCTGCCGACGGACGCTGGTCCGGGGAACGCGCACGTGACTTCTACAACAGAATTGTTGTTGAAGCAAATCGTGTTGCTATCCGCAATCGTCGTGGTGCCGCTAATTTCATTATCGCCACCCCACGTATCTGCGCTATCCTCGAGACATTACCAAGCTTCTCGTGGCAGTCAGTTTCAGGCAGTGTAAATACCGCACCAGTTGGTATTGCAAAGGTCGGTTCGATCGGTGGTCGTTTCCAAATCTATCGTGACACTCGTACAGAAGCTCAGCTTAACAACAAAGGATATTCCTCTAACCCAGATTATCCAAATGGTATGTATGCTGCTCAACGTACGAAAGCAGTTGACTACGCCCTTCTTGGATATAAAGGCACAGAATACTACGACAGTGGTATCCTCTATTGCCCATACATCCCAGTTATGGTTCAACGCACGATCGGTCCAAACGACTTCGCCCCACGCGTCGGTCTACTTACGAGATATGGAGTAGTTGATCACATTTTTGGTGCATCACTCTACTACCACCTTGTAATCTGTACCGGCCTTGGAGAATCATTCGTTCCAGGTCAAGCAGCAACTTACCTCTAATCGAGACAAAGTTGTCAGACAGCA